CCCAACTAATATGTTTTTTTTAGAATATATATCAAGACCACCAACGGCTGAAATATTTTACGAAGATGTTTTAATGGCTTTACATTTTTATGGCATGCCAATATTAGTAGAAAACAATAAGCCTCGTCTGTTATATTATTTAAAAGAAAGAGGTTATCGCCCTTTCTCTTTAAATAGACCAGACAAGCATAAAAATATTTTATCAAAGTCAGAAAAAGAATTAGGTGGAATTCCTTCATCTTCTGCTGTAATATCTGTACATGCTGAAGCTATAGAAAGTTATATAGAGAATAATGTAGGTATTATAAATAATCAAGAAGATGTTGATTTTGGATCATGTGGTAATATGTTTTTTAATAGAACATTATTAGACTGGTCGAACTATGATATTAATAATAGAACAAAGTTTGATGCGACTGTTAGTTCGGGGTTCGCTATAATGGCAAATCAGAGTAACAAGAATAGAGAAGTAAAAAAACGTAATCAAATAAATATTAACTTTGCAAAATACAGTAACAAAGGTTTTGTTAGTGAAATTATTACATAGATATGATAAATAACCCAAAGTTTACTTCTGGAGTTGGTTTTCCTAATCAATTTGCTTCGGATCAAGAGAAAGAAACATTGGAGTACGGTCTTCGTGTAGGTCAGGCAATTGAATCAGAATGGTTTTCAAGAGATCATGGAACTTCCTTGTATGGGGAGATGAGGTCTGAGTACTTAACAAGAAGGCTTTATGCCAGGGCTGAACAGCCAGTTGAAAAATATAAAAACGAATTATCTGTTAACGGCGACCTGTCTTATTTGAACTTAGATTGGACTCCAGTTGCTATTATCCCAAAATATGTGGATATAGTAGTTAATGGAATATCGAATAGATTGTATGACGTAAAAGTTGAGGCTATTGACGCATACTCTAGCGATGTAAGGGAGAACTTTAGGCAAGAGATGGAGGCTGATATGGTTGCATACAAGCCATTAAAAGAACTTAAAGAACAAACAGGAGTTGATGTATTTAACTTTTCAGAAGACGAACTTCCAAGAACAACAGAGGAGTTAGGTCTTTATATGAAGTTAAAATATAAACAAGGAATAGAGATAGCAGAAGAAGCTGCTATTAATAGTTTATTAGAGTTAAATGACTACGAAGAGCTTTCTTATAGAACCACCGAAGATAATGTTGTTTTAGGGGTTTCTGCTATTAAACATAGTTTTGATATTCACGATGGAGTTAAAATAGAATATGTTGACCCCGTTAATTTAATATACTCACCAACAGAAGATCCTAATTTTAAAGATTGTTATTATTATGGTGAAGTAAAAAACGTTCATGTTACTGAATTAAAAAAAATAAACCCCAATCTATCTCAAAGCGAATTAGAAGAGATGTCTAAAATGGCAAGCAGGTTTGATGGGTACAAAACAACTTTAAACCAATCTACTCAAAGCGGATTAGACAAGTCTAATGTTTCTTTATTATATTTCTGTTATAAAACAGACAAAGAGGTTGTTTATAAAATAAAAAAAACAGACACAGGAGGTCAAAGATCAATTAAAAAAGACTCTTCTTTTAATCCAGAAGAAAATGAAAGATTTGAAAAAGCTTCTAGAAGAATAGATGTTTGGTTTGAGGGTGTTATGGTTTTAGGAACTAATAAGTTGATAAAATGGGAGTTAATGAAGAATATGGTTAGACCAAAATCTTCTTTCCAAAAAACCATTTCTCCTTATTTACTTTCCGCTCCTAAAATGGCTAAAGGTAAAATAGATTCTTTAGTTAAGAGAATGATTCCTTTTGCAGATCAAATACAATTGGTTCATTTAAAACTACAACAAGTAGTGTCTAAAATGATTCCAGACGGTGTTTTTATTGATGCTGACGGTTTAAATAGTGTTGACCTTGGGAACGGAGCTTCTTATAATCCTTCTGAAGCCCTATCTATGTATTTTCAAACAGGTAGTGTTATTGGTAGAAGTTATACTGAAGACGGAGAGTTTAATAATGCAAGGGTACCAATACAAGAATTAACAAGCAGTGGGTCAAACGCAAAAATATCCAGCTTAATTAATATGTATAATTACCAGCTAGGAATGATTAGAGCTGCTACGGGTATAAACGAAGCTAGAGACGGAAGTTCTCCAGATAAATACTCTTTAGTTGGTGTTCAAAAATTAGCGGCGTTAAACAGCAATACGGCTACAAGGCATGTCGTGCAATCAGGTATAAATATTACAAAAAATTTATGCACAGCATTGTCATATAGAATATCTGATATATTAGAATACTCTTCTTTTAGTGATGATTTTGCTAAAATGATTGGTAAAAATAATTTTGAAATTATAAAAGAAATAAAGAATTTACATTTACATGATTTTGGTGTGTTTATTGAATTAGAGCCTGATGAAGAAGAAAAGTCTTTACTGGAGCAGAATATACAATTAGCATTACAGTCGGGTAAAATAGAATTAGATGATATTATAGATATCAGAATGGTTAAAAACCTGCAATTAGCTAATATGCTTTTAAAAGTTAGAAAGGCAAGAAAACAAGAAAATGATTTAGCTTTAGAAGAAAAAAGAACTAAAATGCAGTCAGATGCAAATAGTCAATCTGCTCAAGCTGCTGCTCAGGCTAGAACTCAAGAAAACACTGTTAAGAGTAAGTCAGAGGCTCAATTGCTTCAGATGACTAATCAGATGGATTTACAAAAACTAGAGGTTAAAGCTAAGTTAGAAAAAGAATTAGAGGCTATGAAGTTTCAGCACGCTATGGAATTAAAAAAGCTAGAGATTGAAGGGTTTGCTAGCAGAGACGGTAATAAAGAAGATAGAAAAGATAAAAGAACAGAGAAACAGGCGTCACAACAAAGCAGAATGATTAGTCAAAGAAAAAAAGACTTACCTCCAACAGATTTTGAAGGAGAGGATCAACAGCAAGTACAAGGGCCTCCAATGGGAGAAATGCCTCCAATGGGAGGGCAAATGCCACAACAAGCGCCACAAGATCCAATGCAGGGAATGATGGAAAAGATGAACCAACAAAACATATTGTAATTTATCTTATTTTTGTAAAGTAAAATATAATTTAATTAAATATGAGTGATGAAACAACAAAGGTAGACCTTACCCAAAAGGGTGACTCTGCTAATAAAGACCAATCTAGTGATGTAGATTTTAAAGTAGATTTATCTAAACCTCCAGAAGCTGAAGAAACTTCAAAGGATGAGGGTAAGCCAAAAACTGAAGAAACATCAAAAAAGGGTGATGAACCAAAGGCAGAAACTAAGTCAAAAGATGAAGAAAAGCCAAAAGTTCAAGATAAAAAACAAACTAAAGAGGAAATATTAAGCGCGTATTTAACAGATAAATATGAGTTAGATATTAATTCTTTAGAAGACGTTCTTTCAAATAAGGATAAAAAACAAGTTAATAAACTTCCTGAAGAGATTGAAAAGTATCTAGAATATAAGAAAGATACTAATAGAGGGTTAAAAGATTACATGAAGCTACAGCAAGATTTTGATGAAGCTAATCAAAGTGATCTTCTTGTTCAGTATTATAAAGAAACAAATCCAGGTCTCAATGATGAGGATGTGGCTTTTTTAATAGAACAAAAGTTTGAATATAAAGAATCTATTCATACAGACTCTGAAAAGAAGGTTAAAGAACTTGAAAAGAAAAAAGAATTATTTAAAGCTAAACAGTATTTTAATGATTTAAAGGAAAAATACAAGTCTCCGCTTGAGTCAAGCAATGAGAATGTACCTGATGAATATAAAGAGGCGTTTAGTAATTATAATAAGTACCAAGAAGAATCTAAAAAAAACAAAGAGATTCAAGATAATCAACGTGCTGTCTTTGACGAAAAAACAAGAAAACTATTCAATGACGATTTCAAAGGTTTTGAATTCAATGTAGGAGAAAAAAGTCTTGTTTATCAACCTAAAGACGCTAAAGATGTTATGGAGAAAAACAGTAACCTTAACAATTTTATTTCAAAACACATTGATGAGAAAGGCTCTTTGAAAAGCGCTGCTGATTACCATAGAGCTATGGATATAGCTATGAATCCTGAAAAGTATGCAAAATTCTTTTACGACCAAGGTAAATCTGACGCCGTAAATGAAGTTGTTAAAGACGGGAAGAATATTAATATGGATGTTAGAAGCAAAGTTGATTCTTCGACAACAGGAACTAAATTCAAGGTCTTACAAGACTCTGGAAATTTTAGTTCTGGATTAAAAATCAAAAAACGTTAAATTATTTAAAAAACTAAAAAATGGCACAAACTATAACATTTGGAGGAAACGGAGCCTTAGGAGGTTCTACTTCTCTTACGCCAGCACCATCTAAGGGGTTACAAAACTCAAACTACCTTAGCAATGCTGACTATACTTTCGCACAACAATTCATGCCTGACTTGTATGAGAAAGAATTTGAAAAATACGGAAACAGATCTATCGCTTCTTTTTTAAGAATGGTAGGAGCTGAACTTCCATCTAGTTCTGATTTAATCAAATGGACTGAGCAAGGAAGATTACATGTACAAGGATCAGGAACAATTACTGATGGAAACACTATAGCAGTTACAGGACACAACTTTAGAACAAATCAAACGATTATCGTATCTAATGCTGCTGGATCTGTACAAGTAAAAGCTTTAGTTACAGACGCAAGTGCGGCTGACTCTGTTGAGGTAGCACCTTATTCATTAGCTGATATGGTGACAGGTACAGGATCTTTTTCTGCAGCTGACGCTGTAAAAATCTTTGTATTCGGTTCTGAATTTAAAAAAGGAACTAACGGAATGGTTGGATCTTTGCAAGCTGATTTTGAAGCTAAAGAAAACAACCCTATCATCATCAAAGACAAGTATGAAGTTAGTGGTTCTGAATTAGCACACGTTGGATGGGTAGAAGTAACTACTGAAAACGGAGCTTCTGGATACTTATGGTATTTAAAATCTGAGCACGAAACAAGATTAAGATTCGAAGACTACCTTGAAACTTCAATGGTAGAAGGAGAACCAGCTGCTGCTGGATCTGCTGCTTTAGCTGCAGGTTACAAAGGTACAAAAGGTCTTTTCTATGAAATCGAAAATGGAGGAAACACTTCTTCAGGAGATATCACAGACAGAGATGACCTTGAGGCTTTTGCTAAAGTTCTTGATAAAGAAGGTGCAATTCAAGAAAATGTACTTTTCGTAAACAGAGATACTTCTTTCAAAATTGACAGAGTATTAGCTGATCAAAACAACTCTGGAGCTTCTACAAGTTCTTATGGTTTATTTGATAACGACGAGGATATGGCTTTAAATTTAGGATTTACTGGATTTAGAATTGGATATGACTTTTATAAGTCTGACTGGAAATACTTAAACGATGCTACTACAAGAGGTAACATTGGTGGTATTGACGGAATCATGGTTCCTGCTGGGACAACTACTATCTATGACCAGGTATTAGGACAAAACGCTAAACGACCATTCTTACATGTTCGTTACCGTCAGTCTGCTACTGAGGACAGAAAGTACAAGTCTTGGGTAACTGGATCTGCTGGTGGAGCATCTACTACAGATAAAGATAACATGGAAGTACATTTCTTATCAGAAAGAGCACTTTGTGTTATGGGAGCAAACAATTTCATATTGATGCAATAATACCTTTAAAGAGGGTGTCTTATGGATGCCCTCTTTTTTTTAATTTAATTTAATTTTTAATATAATGGCAACAAAAACTACTAAAAAAGGCTATTCTGGTCTTTTCCCTAATATGCAACCAAAAACTAGGGTTTTCATTTTAACAAGCAATAGAACACCAATAAGACATATGATCGCTGTAAAACACACGGCATCAAAACCACTTACATTTAATGATGGTGGATTAAACAGAGCTTTGAGATGGGCCACGAATCAAGTTACTCCTTTTGTTGATGAACAAGATGGATTAGCTACATTACAGCCAATAATTTTTCAAGATGGTAAATTAGTTGTTGATTCATCACAAATGAATTTACAAAAGTTTTTAATGATACATCCTGCGTTTGGTGTTAAATTCGAAGAGTTTGACAAAGAAAAAGACGCAAGCGAACAAGTTGAAACAATGGCTAGTAAGTTAGATGCTCAAATAGCAGCTAAAGATTTAGATATTAATGACCTAGAAGCAATCGCAAGAGTTGTTTTAAAAGGTAAAAGCAATATATCTTTAATGACCTCATCAGAATTAAAAAGAGATATGATAATCTGGGCAGGAAATAATCCAGAAGAATTCATGGATCTTTTAAATGATGAAAATTTAAAACTTCGAAACCTTGCAGTTAGAGCTGTAGAGATGGGTATACTTCATGTTAAATCTGACAACAGAACAGTTGTATGGGGAGACAAGAAAAGCCAAAAAGTTATCGTTGTTCCTTACGGAGAAAACGTATATAGTGGATTAGCTTTGTTTTTCAAAACAGATGAAGGTTTGGATGTTTTACAAAAAATCACAAATAGTTTATAAAACTAACCAATTACTGTTAAAGGAGAGAATGAGGTTGCAATTTGTGACCTCTTTTTTTTTGTACTTTTGTAAAAAATATATCCCATGATTAACAGTGTAAGAAACACAGTCTTATTTTTATTAAATAAAGACAATAGAGGGTACATTGCTCCTTTAGAGTATAATTATTTTGCAAAGCAAGCACAATTAGAAATATTTGAACAGTATTTTTCTGATTATTCAAAAGCAGTACAACTACAAAACTCTAGAAAAAAAGCAATAGGGTATGGAGATACCGTATCTCAAATTCAAAACAAAATTGACATATTCATAGTTAGTTCTGTTTTAAGTTATTTTGACGGGACAACATACAACTCTCCAGGAGGAGAAGATGATTATTTTACTCTACCTGAAAACCTTTATAAATTAATTAACATAACTTATAAAGGCAAAGTGGCTCAAGGAGTTCCTACTTCTAAATTTGATATGTTGAATAGCAGTAACTTAACAGCTCCTTCTATAACTTATCCTATGTATAAAAGAAACGGTTCAAATCTTTTTGTGAGACCTCTTAGTATTTATTATACAGCACAAACTCCACAAGGTACAGAACCACCTTTAATGTGTAATTATGTAAGAAAACCTATAGATCCTGTTTGGGGGTACAACACAATAAACAGTGATCCTGTCTATAACTCAGATTCTTCAACTAATTTTGAAATACCTTCTTCTGATGAAACATCTCTTGTTATAAAAATATGTAAATTAGCAGGACTGAGTATTAGGGAAAATGATGTTGTGCAGGCAACTACAGCAATGGAAGGTATCGAATATCAAAAACAAAACTCATAGATTATGCCTATAATTGGACAAGACTTAACGCAATCTCAATATTATCAAAACGACGGGAATACTCCAACTAATGATAATTGGGGAACATATCAATATCTTTTACTGGAGGATATTATAAATAATTTTTTATTAAGCTATGTTGGTGATGATAAGGTGATTAATAAAGTTGATCGAAATGAAGTAGTTTTTCACGCAAAAAGAGGGTTACAGGAAATTCATTACGATGCATTAAGAGAGATTTTAGGCTTTGAAGCTCAAGTTCCTGAAACACTACAAATGCATTTACCACATGATTTTGTAAGCCTTGTGAAAGTTTCATATGTAGGTTCAGATGGCTTAACACATGACATAGTTCAGAATTTTAATTCAAAAATAACTAAATCTTATTTACAAGATAATAGTGCTCAAAAAAACATTTTACTAGATTCTAACGGAAATGCATTAACTGGTACTCCAGTAATAGAAACTAATTGGAGAAACAAGAGGCCAGATGGTCTAGGAAGCACAGGGAAGCTGTCTAAAGGAAAAAGATTTGGAATGGACACTTCTACAGCAAACAGCAACGGAAGTTATCTTATAGATAAAAACTTAGGTATGATTTTATTTAGCTCTAATCTTCAAGAAGAAAATATTATTATACAATATGTTTCTGATGGAGTTTATGGGTTGTCTGATAGTGAAATAAAAGTTCATAAGTTAGCTGAAACTTTTATGTATGACTACCTGCAATCAACAATATTAAAATCAAAGTTTGGAGTACAAGAGTATATTGTTAGAAGAGCTTCTAAACAATCATTAGCTTCACTAAGAAATGCTAAGATTAGATTAAATTCAATAAAACTAAACGAATTAACTCAAATATTGAGAGGTCGTGATAAGTGGATAAAGTAATATGAAAATACAAAACACCTTTTCAAAAGGAAAAATGAACAAGGATTTTGATGAGAGACTTGTTCCTGACGGAGAGTATATTGACGCTTTAAATGTTAGAGTTGTTAATACAGCTGGTTCTGATGCTGGTGCAGTTGAAAATGAAAGAGGAAACACTAAATTAACTTTTATCTCTGAAGCAAATAACCCTATGTGTATAGGATCTGTTTCAGATGAGGTAGGAGAAAAAATATATTGGTTTGTTGTAAACTCCTTAAATCATTCTTTTGTATACGAATATAATTCAGAGACAGCAACTATGTCTGTTTTACTTCAAGACACAAGAAGTGCAAACGATCAAGTTTTAAATTTCAATGAATATTATAAGGTTACGGGAGCTAATGTTGTTTATAACACATCTACTAACCAAAATCTTTTATTGTGGACAGACGGATATAATCCTCCTAGGTGTATTAACATACAAAGAGCTAAAACGTATGGAGTAAATAACTTTATAGAAGAAGATATAAACTTATACAAAAAACCACCTAAAAAAGCACCTACAGTTACTCCTTATAGTACGGCTCAAGTTACAGAGAATGCTGTAAAAGAACAGTATTTTGCTTTTTCTTACAGGTATAAATATTTAGACGGAGAGTATTCTGCGTTATCTTCATTTACAGACTATCAATTTACACCATCTACAAAGTTTAGATTAGATTATAACACAATGGAAAATCTGTCTATGCTTAATTTATTTAACGCGTATAGAATAGGTTTTAATACTGGAGACAAAAGAGTTACAGATATACAGATATGCTTTAAAAACCCTAACTCTAATTTAATTTTTGTAATAGAAAACTTAAATAAGAAAGAAAAAGGGTATCAAAACGAAACAGAAAAAACTTATTCTTTTAGTAATAAAAAAATATACAGAGCTCTACCTGATGATGAGTTGGGTAGGATATATGACGACGTTCCTTTAACAGCTAAAGCTCAAGACTTTATACAAAACAGAGTTGTATATGGGAATATAACAAAGCAATATGACTTAGTTAGAGTAGAAGGAGAGGATGAAAAAATTAAAATAGATTATACAGCTGAAAAGGTGTCTTTATCTCAAGATGGATACGAAGGAACATCTTCTTTAAACTCAAACCAAACTTTATTTACTTTAGATTTCTCTAATTTTGATTTAAATAAGGGATATTCTGTTTTTCTGGGATTATCTTTAGAGTCTGCCGAAGCGGGTACAGCTCCAAATGTGTATTTTAATGGAGACTTTGTAGGAGACAATGCAGTTGAATTAACAGAAAGTTATAATAATGCTCAAGAATTTTCATCTTCAAACGACTTTGAGGAGCTTATAACTGCTTTATCAAATAATTTCTCAACTCTAGTTACAACAACAACACCTCCTGATAACGTTGCAATCACTTATGGTTCTTTTTCTTTAGAATCAACAACAACAAACACGATAACATTATTAGCTCCTTCTATAATTCATAAAGTGGATAATACACCAGGAGATACAACTGATGTAAACTTTACAAATATAGAGGAGCCTTTTAAATTTACAACAGAATCATCTTTTTATGTTAGAGAAACAAATTCAAACTTGTCTTTAAAAAGCAATAGAAGTTATGAATTTGGATTGGTTTACTTAGATAAAGACGGTAGGTATTCTTCTATTATACCAGCTTCTAATACTTCTGGATATAATTCTTCGGAGATATTTGTGCCTGTAGAGAATTCTGTTGATTTGAATAGAGCTAAAATAACTATAAATCATCTTGCTCCATATTGGGCTGATAGATATAAATTCTTTATAAAATCTAATAGAGATAAATTTTATAATGTTTACAGTACTATATTTTATGAAGATGGTGTTTATCGTTGGGTTTTGATGACTGGTAACAACATTGATAAAGTTGAAGCTGGTACAAACTTAATTGTAAAATCTGATGATAATGGGCCTTTGATAAAAGAAGTTAAAGTAAAGGTTCTTGCGTATGAAACAAAGAACGCTTTAGATATAGATCAGTCTACAGAGAACGCTTCTAATGAAGGCTGGATAGAGAACAACGTAGACGCTGCCGATGAGCCTATTAAGGAGATAGCAGGTGTTTACATGAAAATTAAGCCAGTTGGTTTTTCAATGGATTTCAATCCTAATAATTTTGCTACATACGAAAACAGTGGTAAAATAAGATGGGGATTAGGAAGAAATGGATATGCTAACGCGACTATACCTAAAGAATCTGAATATGGAGTATCTCAAGTTAAAGAAGGTTCTAATTATGTTAATTTAGATATAAACACTGGGTCAACTGTTAGCTTTAGATTTGATGCCTGGGAGGGTGCTGATTCTGACAACAATGATTCTAAATTTTTTGAAAGATCTTATGCTGTTGGTGCTAATTATTCTGGAGATGCCCTTGTGTCTGCTTTAGAAAAATTTATGATTGCTGAAACGTCATGGGAAAAACCACAAGGTCAACCATATTATGACGACCCTGATAATCAATTTCAGCTTACCTTTTCTAAAACAGGAAGCGGAGCAGCTACTAGACACTTATTAAATGTTAGAACTACAGAGTTTACAAGAGCTTTAGAGAGGGGTTATATTGATGTAGAGGTAAAGTTATTACTTGTTAATGGTTTATTGGTTTTCGAAACAGATCCTATGGATTTAGATAGCGATATCTATTATGAAACAGAGCAGACTTTTGATGTTGTAAATGGGTTTCATGAAGGTAATGCTCAGAATCAAACAAGTTCTCAATCAGCAATAGTAAATTTAACAACAGGAAATTGTTTTTCTTTTGGTAACGGAGTAGAGAGTATTCAAGTTAGAGATGAAAGATTAGCTCCAATATATAATATTGACTTAAGACCTAACCTTTCGTTGCTTGATGGATATAAAAAAATATACAACACCACAACGCTTACTTATTCAGGAGCTTATAACGAAAACAGTACATATAATTCATTAAATGAGTTTAACAATAGAAGGGGAATAACTAAAAAAATGGATGCTAAATATGGATCTATTCAAAAGTTATTTGCTAGAGAAACAGATTTAATTGTATTTCAAGAAGATCGAGTTTCTAAAGTTTTGTATGGTAAAAGCTTAGTTCATTCTTCTGACGGCAGCGCATCTCTTACAACCATTGAAAAAGTTCTTGGACAAGATGTTGCATATAGTGGAGAATATGGTATTTCTATAAATCCAGAAAGTTTTGCAAATTATGGTGGAAACATGTATTTCACAGACGCCGCAAGAGGCACAGTGCTAAGGCTTGGACAAGATGGGTTAACACCTATATCTTATTACGGAATGAAGTCTTATTTTAAAAACACTTTATATGGATTTAAAAATAAGTTTAATATAGGAGGAATAGACCCAAGAAACCATCAATATGTTTTATCAATGAATCAGTCAGAAATGATTGTGAACACGCCTGAATACGATTGCGCGTCTATTCTTAACCAATATGTTTATGCGAATATATCAACCAACTACAACTTAAGTGTAGGTTCTTATGCGGGTACAGCGGTCTTACAATTTTCAGCAGGTTCTAGTGTTTCTATTTCTGTTGCTTATGGAGGCTCTACATTTACTGGGTCTGGCACATCAGGAAGCGTTAATATAGATGTTTCTAATTCTGATTTAGATGTAACAAACATAGCTGTGGTTACTATAAGTTCTACGGTTAGTCAAAACGTTTCAATAACACATACTTGTCCTATTGCACAAACAAGAAAAGTTTACCTTGTTGTTGTAAATGATCAAGACGAAGCTAATCAATCTATAACAAATAGATTTAAAGTAAACTCAAATTCTTTTTATGAGGACGAAGATGTTTTCGATGCAAGTGAATTAACAAAATTTACTTTCTTTGAAGACGTAGCAGGAACAGCATACGTTCCAGCAACAACTGACTCTGTGACAATATCTTCATTTAAGCAAATAGGGTATCATACAGGAGATTTTAATAGTTGTAATACATTAGGTTATTTAGTGTCTGCAGCAACTAATTTAACAGCTTCTCAGGTAGTCGCACAAGCAACGTATCCTACAGTAACAAATACAGAAACCTCTACGCAAGAAGAGAATTCTATTACATTTACTTTTACAGAAAGCTCTGCTGACGATAATATTTATTTAGTGTGGAATTATAAAGACGCTTTACCTGTTTTAGTTGATGACAGTATAACAGGAATTACTAATGGAGGAACTGTAACTGTAAATGTTATAGCAAATGATACGGTTCCTAGTCCATATACTTTAACTATTGTTGATCCTCCTACAAATGGAACAGCGGTAGTTGTTTCAGGAAGCCCATCAACATCTATTCAATATACGCACACAGCTGGTCAAGGGTTAAATGATAGTATTACATATCAAGTTTCAAGGGGAGGTGATTGTGTTGCAACAGCAACTTTAGCAACAGAAGCTTTATCTATTAACGAAAACACTTATATCTATATCTATTTTGATAGCAGTGGTTCTATGGACAACTCTGAGAATGCTTTACAACAAATGAGAAACAACTCATTAAAATCCGTATTGCAAGATTTATACGCTACAGGAGAGACTGCAGGAAACGGAAACACTGACGCTTCTACAAATGGAAGTAATGCCTATGATTCTCATGTTATATTGAGAGACCAAACATATAACTGGACTAATGAAAGGACTTTAGCCGCTTTAACTGATCCAGATTTAAAAGATTATATAACTACAGGAAGTTTAAACTCGTTTCCTAGCGATGCTGAAAATGTTATTTTTATGATTTTCCAAGATGAAGCGAGTACTGTTTACCATGGAGGTAGTTGGGATATAAACACAACTAGAACATCTACTTATAATACAGATGTAGCAAATTTAAGATCTAGAGTGTCTACATTAAATTCTACAAACTCTACTTTTTATAGAGGTATAGTTTTTCAAGTAGACGGTTCTGGAGACTTCAAAGATTTAATGACTGCTGTCGAGACAGGAACTGGGCAATATAGCGGAACTAATGGATTAAGCGATTTAAGTACCTCTGGAGGTACATTCACTTTCGAGTATGACATAGAAGACACGATTGGATCAGGAACGCCTGATGACTCTCAAGCTCCGTATAAACCAGCTCCATTAGTAGGAAGGTTTGATAAATGGGAGTATTATTACTTATACCACGTAACCAAGGCTTTAGATAATTTAGGATTTGATCCTAATAACACTCTAGATTGGCCTAGAATAATAGATGATTAATGAGCACAGTAGATACAAACCAAGTAACAATAACATATGACGAAATAAATAAAGGCTGGACGTCTTTTCACTCATATGAACCTGAGTGGATGGAGCGTTTAGGTAATCGCTTTTATACCTTTAAAAACGGTAATGTTTATATTCATGAAGATAACGAAACTAGAACCAATTTTTATGGAACTAATTATGGGTGTAGCGTCACTGTATCTATTAATAAAGAACCTTCTACGGTTAAGGTTTTTAAAACTATTGGACTAGAGTCTAATAATACAAACTGGTACGCGACATTAAATTCAGAGTTAGAGTCTGGTAAAATAGGTGACTCATCTAATTTAAAGTTTGAAGATAAAGAGGGTATTAAATATGGATACATTAGGAGACATTCTTCTAGTGTTTTAGATTTTAATGAACTATCTATTATTGGATTAGGAAATTTACAATCTATTCCTAGTACTAATAATTATAGATTTACAAGTGATATACCAAATCAAATAACAGCAAATAATGTAGATGGAGTAGGAGGAGATGCGTTGTATTTTAATAACGGAGCTTCTTTGGTAATAGGCGGTATTGACTCTATAAATGGAAATATTATAACAACAACAATATCAATAAATACACCGTCTGTGAATGATTTTTGTTTCGTTGCAAAAAACCCTAGCTCAGAATCATTTGGATTAAGAGGATATCATTCTACAATTAAACTTGTAAATCAATTTACTGGTTTTGTGGAACTTTATTCTGTAAACAGTGAGGTAATGAAGAGCTATATGTAAATTTCGTATATTTGTATAACTAAAAAAGAATAAAAAATGGCTTTATTAACAACATTAGGATTAGTGGGTGGAGCAGCTGGTTCTGTTATGAATTTTATTGGCGGATCAAAAGCAGCTGCAGAGGGTAGAAGAAAATTAGATCAGTTTCAATGGCAAGGCTTAGAGACTGGGGCGGCAGATGCTTTAGCTCCTTCTTTAAAACTAGAAGAAGACGCTTTAAATAAGATACAACAAAATAAAGAACGATTTGCAGATGTTGCTATGTCAGGCGGAGACGCGGGAAATATGTTAGCAATGCTTACTGCTGGAGAAGAGACAACAGGAGCTCAAGAACAAACCCTTTATGGGAACATGAGCAAGCAAATGTTTGAGGCTGATAAAATTAGAGTTCAAGATGAGCAGATGAGAAGGTCTATGCTGGAGGAAAGACAAAAGAATGAAGTTGCTAGCCTACAAGCTCAAGTTGCTGCTGGGGAACAACAAAAATCATCAGCAATAACAAACTTCTCTAAAACGCTTATG